AACCAATATACTCCTAATCAATACCAGTTGAAAGCAAGGAAATCTGGAAATTCTGTTATTTTCACACCAACGTGGAGTTATGTTGAAGATGGAAATTATGGATTCTTTGAACCAGCAGATGGCACACTAACTAGTTTAGTTCAAGCATATACCGCTACCGGACCAAATGTTTCAGTAACTGCTCCAACAAGTTCTACAACTACTTTGTAAAAATGTGTAAGTCGAAGTATTTTTTAGTACTAATACTTTGATAATAAATACACATATAATAGGGGACAGTAATGGCATCAGGCGTCGGATCTAAAGTAGAATATTTAGATTACAATCAAATACAAACAATAGTAAACAACGTGTTTGGCGTAGGTTCAGGCGACTCTGGCTACGGACAAACGGTTACTAGTAGCCAAGTTGCCCAACATTCAAAAATTTCAGTTACTCAATGGAATTCGTTGAGAAACGATTTGCTTAAAGCTAGACAACACCAAAGTGGTGTAGACGAATCTGGAAATTTAGGTCTTCCTACTCTTGACATTCGATTATCTGACGCAGATCGTGCGGCATATTTAAGCATGGCAACTTTGATTAATGCTAACAAAAACATTACTCCTCCTAGCGGCGAAGCCAGCTTTGTAAATTTAATAATATCGAACAGATTATCTGGCTGGACTAGTACCGTTGATCAAACATTAACTATAGAATTTGGATCAGCAGATAATCTTCGTTGGTTTTTTAATTCAGGCGGTAATTTTCAACTTAGCTCGTCGCTGACCAATTATCAAACATCAGGTCCAAGTGCTTTAGTAAATTCCTCATGGGAAGTATTGTTGAGAAATATGGGAATAATAAAGTTGACAAATTTGTCAACTACCAATACTGGATCTGGAACAGCCGCAACTAATATTGGATATGTTAATTTGACAACTACGGATCAACTGATTTTTACTAAATTAGTTGAAGCCGGGAACCAATATACTCCTAATCAATACCAGTTGAAAGCAAGAATATCAGGCGGCTCGGCGTTGGTCCTTACTCCAACTTGGAGTTATACTGATGCAGGCGGTGACGGTGCTTATAGAGTATTTGAGCCGGTGACTGGGACTTTAAATAGTATTTGTCAAATGTATATTGCTACTGGTGAAAACGTGGCAGTTGCATATCCACAAATACAATTCAGTGGTACTGCCTGGACATACACATCAGCATATACTACACCACCACCGTCTTACAGCATACGACCTAATGTTACATTAGCAAACGAAGGTAACATTGTTACCTATACAGTAAGTACTGATAACGTACCAAACGGTACTGTTTTATATTGGAAAAATTTAGGATCTTCTACATCATCTGATTTTACCGACGGAGAAAATTCAGGAACTGTTACTATAACAGCTAATCTTGGAACTATAACTAGACAGATACGTGCAGATATTACAACGGAATTTGTTAACGAAACTGTTATATTACAACTTTTAACTGGATCGGTCAACGGAGTTCCTGTAGCAACGGCTGATACTGTGACAATTATTGACATATCGGTAACACCTATCAGCTATTCAATAACAGCAAATACTCCTTCTCAAGACGAAGGCAGGTCAATTGTTTACACTATAACTACTACTGGAGTTTCAGACGGCACCATTGTATATTGGATAAATGTTGGTACTACTAGTGGCTCTGATTTTCCAAACGCTGTTAACGATGGATCTGTTGCTATTATTAACGGCACTGCTACTATTGTAAGATCAGCAGAAGCTGATCTTACAACAGAAGGTACTGAAAGTGTTATTATAGAATTGCGTTCTGGAAGTGTCAACGGCCCATTACTTGCAACTAGTGATACGTCTCAAATAGTGGATGTTAGTACAACACCTCCTGTTTTAACTTATGATATAACACCAGCATCCTCCAGCGTTCAAGAAGGCAGCAGTTTAATATTTTATGTTACTACTTCAAACGTGCCTAATGGCACAGTTTTATATTGGACCATTGATTCTAATGCTTCTGATTTTGCAACTGCTAGTGGATCAATCACAATTAATGCTAATGCAGGACAATTTACAGTAACAGCCAACATAGATGCGCTAGCTGAAGGCACTGAGAGTTTTGCAATATCTCTTAGAACCAGTAGTATTACTGGACAAGTGGTAGCAACAAGTACTACGGTATCGATTGCCGATACCCTGGCACCGACGATTACAATGGGCACGGTTACGCCAATTGGCGGATACGGTGCCACTCAGCAATTTTCAGTAACTTTCTCAACTGTTAATGCTACAAATGTAACAGTTGTATCACCGGCAGACCCGTCATCTGCACCATTAAGTACTAGCGGATCTTACACTTGGAATCACACCGGCGCTTTAGGTGTTCAAACAGTGACTATTACTGCAACTGGCACAGGCGGCAGTGTATCCGCAACTCGAAATTATACAATATATACTCCAACATGGAGTATAAGTCCTCAGTACCCTAAGGTAAATCAACCGTTTACTTTAACAGTGGCCGGCGGCATACCAAATGGTGCGTCTTCGTGGACCAGTTACAGTTCTAATTTTGTGTATCTAACCTCTGGTTCTGGTAACTTCACTGTTCCAGCAGGAGTTACACAATTGACGTACAGCATGGTAGGCGGAGGTGGTGGTGGATCTGGCGGCTACATGATTGGCGGCAGATACAATAATTATACTTTTGGCGATATAGTAGGCGGTGCTGGAGGCAGCGGCGGTCGTTTAATAAATCAGACGCTTGCAGTCACACCCGGGCAAGTTATTGCATACAGTGTAGGAGCTGGCGGCTCTCCTACTGGTGGTGGGGGTTACGGCAACTATGCCGGTACGGCTGGAGGCACTACAACATTTGGCACTGCTTCTGCAACAGGCGGAGGTCCAGGCAAAGGTTACAACGGATCTGGCGGTGGCGGCAATCCTGCTGACCGCACGGGCGGCACTGGCGCGGCGGGTACCCCAGGAGGGTTGGCAGGTACACAAATGAATGCTTATGGAAATTCAACCTCTATTGGAGTTCCACAAGGCGGCGCTGGAGTAACAGTTGGCGCCGGCGGCACTATTTATGGTACTGGAGGTAATGGTGGTCCTGCAAATCCAGATCAAGTAGGCTCTCCTGGTACTGCAGGTATTATATATGTTGCATGGATTGCTAGTGCTTCTGGATCTAATACTTTAACTAGTGAAGGATCTACTAGTTATGCATTTTCTAGCGGACTTAATAAAGTCCAACGCCAGCTCTATTATGATGTTCTGTTAACTGGGTCTGCTACCGGCCATAATACTGGCGGCCGCATCGATGTTGTTATACATCCTGCTGAAACTATTCAATCATCTGCTGGCACTAGTGTTAGTGCAAACACACCGTTTAATATTACCATTATTGGCGGTGAGCCAAATGTGACTTTTGGTTCTTCTGTAACAACCAACAGCGGTGCGCAATACGTTTATCCGTTTGGCCCTGCTAGGTTTGATTTGGCGGGATCATATACTTTTAGTGGTCTTACTTTACCTGTAGGAAACTACACGTTTACTTACACATTCCAACCATACTATGGTGCTCCCTATGGTGAATACCTGGCAGAGAGAATCAGGTCAATTACCATCACTTCTACTTAAATTCTAATTTAAATTTTCTAACCACTTGACTAGATAATTAAAGTAGTGTATTATTACACTATCTCGGAGTTATCTATGGACGAAAAAATTGAAAAAGCATTTGAAGTTGTCAACTACATGGCAACCTTGTCAAATCAGCGCCGCTTGTTGAGCGAAGAGACAGATCAAAAATTAATCTATTATATCAACGGATCAACATTCAAAATCACACCTACATTAATTAATTTTGCAAAATTAATGATTGATTTGAAACGCACTGTTGATGCTGTGTTCATTGACGACAATAATAATCCAGTTGTGATAGCTGATGTAAAAGAATTTTTTGATAGTATTACAAAACAATATTTTGAAGTAACAACCAATTATTCAAATAAATTCTTAGCCATTAAATCTAAAAGAAAAATAAGCGATTTAATTGACCTATGAAAACAATAGGCGCTGTAATTTTTGCTCAAAATAACTCTTCGATCGATTATGTTAAGCTGTCTATTTTTGCGGCACAACGTTTGCAAAGTTTTTTAAAAATTCCAGTTAGTATTATAACAGATTCGGCTGACTGGATGGTAAAAACATATCCAACAGAATCTAAGATTTTTGATCAAATCATCAGTATAGAACACACATCTGCGTATGGTCAAAAACGTTTTAATGATGGAACATTATCTTCAAAATTTCTAGAATGGAAAAATCTATCTAGGCATTCTGTATACGATTTAACACCGTACGATAAAACATTAGTAATTGATAGCGATTATATTATTAATTCTGGTACACTACTGGGTGCATTAGAGTCTGATCATAGTTTTCAAATATATAAAGATTGTTTTAGTTTATCGTCGTGGCGAGGAACTTCTGAATTTACTAGAATAAATCAGTATTCTATTCCATTCTTTTGGGCCACTACATTTATTTTTGAAAAGACAATAGAAGTAAAATACTTTTTTACTATAGTTGAATATATTAAAAATAATTGGCAGTATTTTAGAACATTGTACAGCATAGAAGTTCCTACTTTTAGGAATGATTTTGCATTTAGCATTGCTATTCATCTTATGAATGCAAAAACATCAGGTATGTTTGCACAGGAATTGCCAGGAAAAATGTTTTATGTTTCTGATAGAGATTTATTAATATCATTAGACGATACTAGAATGAAATTCTTAATTGAAAAAGAAAATTATTTAGGGGAATATACTGCCGCCAGCATACACAATACAGATGTACATATTATGAATAAACTCAGCCTTTCGAGATTTATTGATGGAGGTTTAGGTGTCTAAAGGTTTCGTAGTTCTCGCACAAAACAACACAAAAGTTGATTATATCAAGCAGGCATACGCTCTTGCATTGAGTATTAAAAACAGTCAAAAAGAAATCACAAATATTTCGTTGGTTACCAATAATAAAGTTCCAAAAAAATATAAATCAGCATTTGATAAAATTATTCCAATACCGTGGAACGACGATGCTAAAGAAACAGAGTGGAAAATTGAAAATCGTTGGAAATTATACCATGCAAGTCCTTATTACGAAACTATCGTTTTAGATACAGACATGTTATTGTTGGAAGACATTAGTACTTGGTGGGAATATTGTGCTAATTTTAATATTCGCTTTTGTTCTAAAATTACTAATTACAAATTAGAAAATGTTATTGATACTATACATAGAAAAACTTTTGTGGCAAACAATCTGCCCAACGTTTATCATGCACTGCATTATTTTAAAAAATCCGATGAAGCCGGCGATTTTTATAAAGTATTAGCATATGTTGTAAACAACTGGGCGTTCTGTTATGGAAAGGTTGCACCGCAAGAATATCAAAACTGGTTAAGTATGGATTTGGCATGTGCAGTTGCGATAGAATTATCAGGTATGCAGGAACTAGTAGATATTAATTCTCCCCTACAATTTACTCATATGAAATCTCCTATCCAGGGTTGGTCTATTAGTCCTGAAAGCTGGCAAGATATGGTTCCTCATTACTTAACATCTTCTGGCAAACTAGTGGTTGGTAACATTTCTCAAAATAAATTATTTCACTATGTGGAGAAAAATTTTATAACAGACAACTTATTATTGAGTTTAGAGGAGCTAGTAAATGGCAAGTCCTAAATTATATGCTTATTTTGATATTACTACAGGAAACTTACTTGCATTTTCCAATGAAATAAGAAGCGAATACGAATACAAATTGGAAGTAACTACGGAAGAATATCACAGATTTGTCAGTGGTATAGAGCGATTCAATGACTGGGTAGTTTCTCGATCAAAAAATGTTGATTGCGAATTTGAACTGGTACAAAAAGACAAACAACATATATTTTTTAAAAATAATCTTTTTAAAAAAGTAACAAAGGGTATTAATGTTGATACAGAACTGATAATTCAATGCGATATAACAAGCAAAAGCTGGGTAGTTTTTATTACAGATGAATTTAGACAACGTGTATATGACGAAAATACCAGTACTGGTATACGTTATAAAAAAGTAGATCTCTATATTACAGTTGCAGGAGAACCTAATTTTTTCCTACAACAGATATTCATAAGTATAGAACAACTTATTTTTGATAAACAAATTATTCCCTTTGTATCTAGATACGAAACGGATATTAACAAAGTTGATATTTTCATAAAAAACTCAGACTTTTCATCTGGCATATGGGACGGTGTAAATGAGTAATGTTATTAAAGTGATAGAGCAAGATATTATTTTTCTAAGCTATGATGAACCAAATGCAGAAAAAAACTATGCAGATTTATGCAACAAAGTTCCATGGGCAAAGCGTGTACATGGAGTCAAGGGAAGTGATGCCGCACACAAAGCCTGCGCCGCACTAAGTGAAACAGAATACTTTGTTACTGTGGATGCTGATAATATTGTTGATCCAAAGTTTCTTGAAGTTGAAATAGATATAGATGCGTTAGGATTGACCTCCGATCATGTGTTTAGTTGGTGCGGAAAAGTTCATGTCAACGGGCTTATGTATGGCAATGGCGGCCTAAAGATGTGGACACGCAAGTTTGTAAACAATATGCGTACACATGAAAATTCAGATCCTAATGATGCAAAAGGATTAGTTGAATTTTGTTTTGATGACAAGTATTATCAATTTAATGAAAACTACAGCGAGAGTTTTACCAATGCTACTCCATTCCAAGCCTGGCGTGCCGGCTTCCGTGAAGGAGTAAAGATGTCATTAAATCAAGGTGCCAAAACTAAAGATTTAAAATCAATATGGTGGCAAAACTATGATCGTATGTTAATATGGTGCAATGTTGGCGCCGACGTTGAAAACGGAGAATGGAGCATGTACGGTGCTAGAGAAGGTGCGTACCTTACCAACTGCACTGACTGGGATTATGCAAATGTTCGAGACTTTGAATGGTTAACTGATCAGTGGAAAACAAAATATAGTAAAATAAAAACGGAAATGCTACCTTATGAAATTATGGGCCTTGGGGAAACATTAAAATACGAGTGCGGTTTAGAGATGGCTGATTTAAATTCAGACGGCAGCAAATTTTTTAAATCAGTATATAACAATTCACCAAGAATTATTCGGAGACGATGATGTACGATATTGTGTTTATATCTTTTAACGAACCAAATGCTGATCGAGGTTATTTAGATTTATTAAAAAATATTGTAGAGTTAGATAATAGTGTACATCGAATTCACGGAGTTAAAGGTATTCACCAAGCACACATAGAAGCGGCCAAAGTTGCAAAAACTAAAATGTTTTGGGTAGTTGATGCGGATGCAAGAATATTACCAAATTTTAAATTTAATATAAAGTTAGATCCTAGCGAAGAAGATATTGTACACGTTTGGAGAAGTATTAATCCAATCAATAATTTGGAATACGGTTATGGTGGTGTTAAACTATTACCTAGAGAATTAACCTTAAACATGGATTTGTCTAAACCAGACATGACTACTAGTATATCTACTAGGTTTAAAGCAATGTCAACAGTTTCAAATATAACAGCATTTAACATTGATCCGTTAAGCACTTGGCGTAGCGCATTTAGAGAATGTGCAAAGTTAGCCAGCAGAACTATTGCAGGTCAATTAGATGATGAAACAGCACATAGATTAAAGATATGGACACACATTGGTGGAGACCAAACTTACGGAGAATATGCTAAAGGTGGTGCAAGTGCCGGAGAATGGTTTGGAAAAACTTATAAAGATGACACTGCAATGCTAGCCAAGATAAATGATTATGCTTGGCTAGAATCTGAATTTAACGGACATGTAAAAATGTTTCCACCTGAAACATTTAAAGGAGACTGGTCGCTAGAGGAAAAATAGTGGCTATTACTTTTGCGCAAGCAACAGCAATTTCTTGGTGCTCTTTTTGCGTACCGTTAGCACTACGTAATTCAATAAAATGAATCCAGCTACGTAATGTACCATTCATATATAAACGACTTTCAATAAGTCCTTCTGGTAGTACTGCACGAGCTTGTTCTTTGGCTATGCCATTCTTGATAGCCCATTCGTATTCTCGTTGTGCGGCATAGATAACTCGTTGTTGAGCTCGATACCATTCATTTTGTAACATTGTATCATCGACTTCGATACTGTTTTGTCTGTTCTTTGGGTCTTGAAGTCTAGCTTCTCTTGTAACAAAATTGAGATCTTTCGTTGGGTCAGCATAGCGTTGACTGAACTCTTGGAAACTGAAAC